GGCCATTCGATCGACCTCGACCCCTCGCGCATGATGCTGATCCAGCCGACCGACAGCGCGCTCGCCGATTTCAACCGCGAAAAGTTGCAGGTCGCGATCGACCAGAGCCCGGCTTTGCGCGCCAAGGTCAAGCCGCAGACCTCGCGCTCCGGCGAAGGCTCGACGACGTACTCGAAGAAATACCCCGGCGGGTCGCTGACCATGGCGATCGGCTCCAGCGCCGCCGATCTGCGCTCGAAGACGATCAAGAAACTGTTCCGCGACGAGATCGACGAATATCCCGACGATCTCGACGGCCAGGGCGATCCGCTTGCGATCTCCAATTCGCGCCAGGACGCGTTTCTCGCGCAAGGCGACTGGAAGCGCGCCGACGTCTCAACGCCGACGATCCGGGGATCGTCGAAAATCGAGGCGCGCTACGAGGCCGGCGACCGCCGCCGCTGGCACGTGCCCTGCCCGCATTGCCGCGAGGAATTCGTGTTCGAATACGGCCCGCAATTCCGGCACGAGGCGCAATTTCCGTTCAAGGCGTTCTATGTCGCGCCGTGCTGCGGTTCGATCGTCCACGCCTACGAACGCGACGGGCTGGTGCGCAAGGGTCGATGGATCGCGACCGATCCGAAACCCGGCGCCTATCCGAGCTATCATTTCGACGCGCTGTCCTCGCCCTTCGTGCCCTGGGACACGATCGCGCAGCGCGCCGTCGCCGCCGGCGACAATCCCGTCAAGCTGAAGGGGTTTTTCAACCTCACGCTGGGCTTGCCGTTCGAGGTCAAGGGCGACGCGCCGGATCTCGACCTGCTGCTCGCCCGCTGCGAGGACCTCAAGCGCGGCCATGTGCCGCCGCGCGGGCTGATCCTGACGGCGGCGGCCGACGTGCAAATGCGCGGCATCTGGTTCGAGGTCGTCGCCTGGGCGCCCAACCGCGAAAGCTGGGTTGTCGACGCCAAATATCTCGACGGCGCGACCGATGCGCCCGACGCCGAGGCGTTCCAACTCTTGCGCCGCGAACTCGACCGCGAATTCCCCGACGCCTTCGGCGGCCTGCGCCGGCTCGACGCGCTCGGCGTCGATTCCGGCTATCGCACGCATGTCGTTTACGCCTGGCGGCGCGACAACGACCGCATGCATCCCAACACCGGCGCGAGCGTCGTGCTCGCGCTCGACGGCCGCGACGGCTGGAGCCTGCCGGCGATCGGCACGCCGAAACTGGTCGACATCGATCTCGGCGGCCGCAAGCTGAAAAAGGGCGGCCGGCTGTGGCCGGTCGGCACCTGGCCGATGAAGGCGGCGTTCTTCTCCGATCTCGCCAAGGCCGGCGTCTCCGGCGGCAAAAGCGAGGACCCGCCGGGCTGCGTGCATTTCGGCAAATGGTTGGACGAAACCTATTTCCGCCAGATCACCGCCGAATATCTCGCCGACGAAACCTATCGCGGTCGCCCGCGCCGCGTTTGGAAACCGCGCGCCGGCCAGCGCGACAACCATTTCCTCGACTGCCGCGTCTACAACATGGCGCTCGCCGAATATCTCGGCCTCTCGACGACGACGCCGGAGGAATGGGCCGTGCTCGCCAAAATGCGGGGCGCTCCGCCGTCCGACGCGCCGCCGCTTTTCGCGCCCGCGCCGGCACCGGCAGCCGTCGAGAAGCCAGCGCCGGTTCGCCCTGCGACAACTCCCGACGTGTTCGCGGCTTTCGCCGCCCTCAATGGACCCGAGGCCGATGTCGACGGCGACTGACCTTCAGGCTTGGCGCGCGTCCGCGTTCTCCGCCTACAACGATCTCTTGACCGGCAAGATGGTCGTCGAGGTGCACGCCGACGGCTATGTGACGCGCTACAATCGCGCGGACGCGGAAAAGTTGCGCGCCTGGATCGACGATCTTGATCGGCAGATCGCCGCCGCGCAGCGCGGCGTTACGCCTCGGCGCGGCGCGGTCGGCGTGATCTTCTGATGCTCGCCGCACTCGGACGCACCGGCCTTTCGGCCGACGAAGCCGGCTTCCGGCCGCGCGCCAGCGCGTCGCGCGGCGACGGCGGCTGGCCCGTGCGCGACGCGAACGGGCCCTATCGCTCGGCGAGCTTCGGATCGCAGGAGACCGTCGGCTGGTGGCCGGATCTTCGCTCGGCCGACGCGCAGACCCTGCGCACCGCGCCAATCACGCTCGGCCGCGTGCGCGATCTCTTGCGCAACGATCCGACCGCCGGCGCGGCGTTGCAGCGGCTGGCCGACCTGCTCGTCGGGCAAGGGCTGCATGTGTCGTCTTGGCCGGACGCCGAGGCGCTTGGGATCACGCCGGACGCCGCGCACCAGCTCGCGCGCGACATCCAGCGCGAATGGCGCATGTTCGCCAACGATCCCGCGCGCAGTTGCGACGCGCAGCGCAAGCTCAGCATGAACGGCCTTTTGCGGCTGATGGGCAAGACGTTCCTGTCGGCCGGCGAGGCGACCGGCGCGCTGACCTGGCGCGACGGGCCGCGTTATTCGACCTGCGTCCAGGTCGTCGATCCCGACCGCGTCTCGAACCCCTACTTTCGCATCGACACGATGACGATGCGCGGCGGCGTCGAACTGGACATCTTCGGCGCGCCGCTCGCCTATCACGTGCGCGACGCGCATGCCGGCGACTGGTGGGCGTGGTCGAAAGCTTTCACCTGGACGCGCGTGCCGCGCGAGACGGCGACGGGCCGTCCGGTGTTCTTTCACGGTTTTGAGCCGGAGCGGGAAGGGCAGACGCGTGCGGTCTCGCCGTTCGCCTCGCTGGTCGGGCGGCTGCGCATGCTCGACAAGTTCGCCGAAAGCGAATTGGCGAGCGCGGTCGCGAATGCGCTGCTGTTCGCGTTCGTCGAGACGGATCTGCCGACCGACGAGGTCGCCGAGCGCATGACGCAATCGACGGCGCTGCAAGGCGGTCCGCAAGAGCGCTACATGTCGCGCGTCATTCAGCATTTCACGGAAAATCCGGCGAAACTCGGCGGCGTGCGCATGCCGGTGTTCCCGCCGGGCTCGAAGGTCACGATGAATTCCGCGCCGCGGCAGACGGCGGCGTTCCACGAGTTCGAGCGCGTGTTCGTCAACCGCGCGGCGGCGCGGCTCGGCCTGCCCGGCGAATTGCTGACCGACTTCAGCCGCACCAACTATTCGAGCGCGCGCGCCGCGCTCAACGAGATGTGGCGCATGGTCTCGCGCATGCGCGCGGTGTTCGTCGAACAGGTGGTGACGCCGATCTGGCGCGCGTTCCTCGAAGAGGCCTTCGACAAGGGCTATGTGCAACCGCCGCCGGGCGCGCCGCCGTTTGAGGAGATGTCGGCGGCCTATCTGCGCGCGCGCTGGCGCGGGCCGGGGCGCGGCTATGTTGATCCGGTGAAGGAAGCCGAGGCGGCCGACATCCGGATGGGGCAGTTCACGTCGAGCCTCGAAATGGAATGCGCGGAGCAGGGGCTCGATTGGTACGACGTGCTGGATCAGCGCGCGCGCGAACAAGAGGAAATGAAGGCGCGCAACCTGACGCCCGTCATGCTCGCGGTCAAGACGTTCGGCGCGCTGCCGGAAGACGAGCCGCCGGGCGGCGGACCTGAGAAATCGACGCCATGACCGATCTCGCTCATATTGCCGCGCTGGCGTTCAACACGCCATTGCTGATCGAGCCGCGCAAGGCGGAAATCATCGGCGACGTGCTGCTGGCGCGCCTTTCCGGCGAAGCGATGTCGTTGGCGATCCCCGAGGCCGCCATGCCCGCGCGGCGCAAAGCCGCGCCCAATCGCTTCGACGCCGAGCCGCGCGATCGCTACCGTTTCGCCGACGGCGTGGCGCTGATCGGCGTCAGCGGAACGCTGGTTAATCGCGGCGCCTGGGTCGGCGCCTATTCCGGCCTTTCGTCCTACGAAGGCCTGGCGGCGAGCCTGCGCGCGGCGCGCGACGACGCCGATGTGGCGATGATCCTGATGGATCTCGACTCGCCCGGCGGTCAGGCCATCGGCGCCTTCGAGGCGGCCGAGCTGGTGCGCGCGGTCGCGCAGGTCAAGCCGGTCGTCGCGCATGTCAACGGCATGGCCGCCAGCGCGGCTTACGCCATCGCCTCGGCCGCGACGCGCATCGTCGCGACGCCTTCGGCGATCGTCGGCTCGATCGGCGTCGTGATGATGCATCTTGACCGTTCGCAGCAGCTCGCCAAGGCCGGCGTCAAACCGACGCTCATTCACGCCGGCGCGCGCAAGGTCGATGGCAATCCGTTCGAGCCGCTGCCCGACGACGTGCGCGCGCGTTTCCAGGCCGAGATCGACGATCTCTACGCCATGTTTGTCGCGACCGTCGCCAAGGGTCGGCCGATGAGCGAGGACGCGATCCGTGAGACGGAAGCGCAAACCTTCAGCGGCCAGAAGGCGCTCGACATCGGCCTCGCCGACAGCCTCGCCGACATCGAGGCCGAACTGGCCGCGTTCAAACCCCGCGGCGGGATGAGCCGACTTTCGAAAGGAGCGACCATGTCGCAGGAGAACGGCTCGTCCGCGCCGGAAGCGGGCGTCACGCGCGAACAGATCGACGCGCTGATGACCTCGGCCTATGCCGAGGGCCTGAAGACCGGCGTCGCCGGCGAGCGCACGCGCATCGCGGCGATCCTTGGCCACGCCGAGGCGACCGGGCGCGAGGCGACGGCGCGCAAGCTCGCCTTCGCCACCCCGATGAGCGTCGAGGACGCTGCGGCCTTCCTCGCCGATCTGCCGAAGGCCGAGCCGAAGGCGACGCTCGGCGAGCGCGTGCCGCGCGTGAACCTCGGCGCTGGCGAAGGCGGCGAGGGCGAGCAGCCGACCGGCGTCGCCGGCGAGATGGCGGCCGGGGCGCGCGCGGCGCAGGCGCTGCTCGCGCAGATCGGCCTCAAGAAATAACCCCGTTTCGGAGCCTTTCCCATGACCTCGTACCCTCTCTTCGACCCGACCTCGCTGTTCGCGGGCGGCGACGATTTCGCGCATCGCAACATCACTGTGAAAAGCGGCTCGACCGTCAATTCGACGACGCCTCTGCCGCGCGGCACGGTGCTCGGCCGCATCACCGCGACCGACAAATATATCCCGTCCGTTGCGACCGCGAGCGACGGCTCGCAAGTGCCGGCCTGCATCCTCGCCGACGATTCGACCGATCCGAGCCTCGGCGACGTGGTGGCGCCCGCCTATTTCCAGGGCGAGTTCGCCGACGGCAAGCTGACCTTCGATTCCGGCTGGACCTCGGCGACCTTGGAAGCCGCTTTCCGTCAGGCCGGATCGCAGATCTACATCCGCACCATCTATCCGCTCGGCTGACGCCGCCCTCCCCTCCCTTCAGGATGCCGCCCCGATGCCTCTCAACGTCAATTCCACCGCGTCGCTGCTCGGCGCCTTCGGCGTGCTGGATCGCACGCGCCCTTTCCTGCTCGAAGCCTTCTTCCCGATGGAACAGACCTTCGACACGGAAGAAATCTATTTCGACCGCGTGCAGCGCGCCCGCCGCCTCGCGCCGATCGTCTCGCCGTATGTCGAGGGCAACGCGCAGCGTTCGCGCGGCTACACGACCTATTCGTTCACGCCGCCCTATCTGAAACCCAAACATGCGGTGTCGCCGACCCGCGCGTTCAAGCGCCGCGCCGGCGAACAGTTGCTTGGCCTCGATATGACGCCGGAGCAGCGTTACGAGCTGGCGATCCTCGACAACATGCAGCTCGAAGACGACATGATCACCCGCCGCGAGGAATATTGGGCCTCGCAGCTCCTGCAGGCGGGGTTGATGACGGTGTCGTCGCCGGATTTCGAGCCGGTGACGATCGACCTTCAGCGCAATTCCGCGCACACCGTCACTTTGTCGGGAGGCTCGGCCTGGGGACAGAGCGGCGTCGATCCGTTCAGCAATCTCACTGCCTGGGCGACGACGGTCGGCAAGAATTCGGGCTTTCATCCACGGCTGGTAGTGATGGGCGCGACGGCGGCGGGCTATTTCCAGCAGTCGAGCACCATCAAGACGATGATGCAGAGCTTCCGCCAGCGCGAAGGCCTGGTAGATCTCGTCACCCGCGTCACCGGCGCGGTCGGCGGCGAGGTCAGCTATATCGGGTCGACGCCGCAATTCGATTTCGTGCAGTACACGCAGTATTACACCGACGACAGCGGCACGGCGCAGCCGCTGCTGCCCGCGACCGGCGTCATCATGGGCGATCCTGTCGCCTGCGGCGGCGTGCGCGCCTATGGCGCGATCCGGGACCGTCAGGCGGCGTTCAAGTCGCTGACGCGCTTCCCCAAAGTGTGGGACGAGGAAGACCCGTCCGTCACCTACACCATGATGCAATCGGCCCCGCTGCCGCTGCTCGGTTGGGCCGACGCGACCTTCTACGCGACCGTCGCCTAAAGGAGGCCTTGAGATGTCGACCAAGACCATCAAGATCCCCGGCGTGCTGGTCGTCGCCGATCCCGCGCGGCATGTGCTCGATCCCAAGACCAAGGAAATTCTGGTCGCGGGCACGCGCGAGCACGCCCCGATGACGCCGGTTGAACTGGAAGCGACGGAAGCCGACCGGCTGCTCGCGCTGTTTGGCGAACGCGCGGAAGAGGTCGCCGCGGGCGGGGCGGAAGCCGAAGCGAAAGCCAAGGCGGAAGCCGAAGCGAAAGCCAAGGCGGAAGCCAAGGCCTGATGCCTTCGCCTTTCGCGATCATGGCGCGGGCGGCGTTGCAGCCGGCCTATGCGCATCACGCCCAGACTTTCGCTTGGACGCCGATGCGCGCTTCCGCCGACGTCAACGCCCCCGCCGAGCCCGATCCGACGCGCGTCGCCGGCGACGTCTCCGGCTGTCTGTTCGACAAGCCCGCGCCCGCCGCCTACGCCAACGCCTATGACCATCGCGCCGATCAGCGGCCGGGTTTCTCCGGCAACATTCCGCGCATCGAATTTCCTCCGCCTGTCGAGGGCGCGCCGCCGGACGTGCGGCGGCTCGATCTGCTGACCGACGAGAACGGCGCGACCTGGCGCGTGGTTTCCGCCAAAAACCTCAAGAGCGGCGTGCTTTCCTGCGAAGTGAACGTGACCTGAGATGTCGCTGTCACGCCTTGCCCTGCGCCTCGCCGCCGTCGAGGCGCTGAACCCGCACGCCAGCGTCCTCGCCGGCCCCTGGCCGACCTTGGCCGGAAATCTCGTCTACGATTCGCGCATCGACCCGATCGCGACCTCCGTCAGCGTGGACGCGTTCACCGCCGCGATGCAGACGCTGGAGTCGAAACCGATCGTCACGGTTTACACGGAAGAACATGAAACTTCGCCGATCGAGGGCGCTACCTATCCCGCCGAGATCGAAATCGTCGACCTCGTCGTGCAATTGCAGATCGGCGCGCGCGGCGAAATCGATTTCGTCGATGCGGAAGGCGTGCCGCAATCGTTCGGCGGCTCGACCATTCCCGCGACCGACGCGGACGCCGAAGCGCTGATCGACGTGCTGGAGGCGCAGGTGCGCCGGCTGCTCGACCCGCAAAGCCCGATGGCGTCGTCGGCCCTGTTCCGCCGTGTCGCGATGGAGCGCCACAGCCTGCACAGCCTGCCCGAGCGCGCCGCCGAGCGCGGCACGCGGCTGGCGATGCGCACGCTGAAGATGAAATTCAAGGTGCGCGCGACGACGTGGCCGTCGCCGGCCGCGCCCCCCGCGTCGGGCCTCGACGCGCTGCCGGAGCCTTTGCGCACGGTCGCCGTGGGCCTCGCGGGAACGGCGGCAGGCAGGCGGCTCGCCAAGTTCGCGGGCTCAATGACGCAAGCGCCGAGGGCCGTGCCGCTCAGCGACATCCGCATCGCGACCAATCTCGACCGGGGCGCCGCGCCGGCGTCGGACGGCGTCGCGGACATGGTTTCCGACGTTTCGCTCTAGGAGCCGCCCATGCAACCCAGCCATCGATACGCCCGCCTCGGCAACAGTGGCGACAAATTGCCGTGGAACGGCCGTCTGTTCGGTCAGGGCACCGACGTCGCCGGCTACGAGATCGTCGATCCCGGCGATCCCTTTACCGCGCAGCTCATCGCCGACGGCTCGATCGTGCTGGAAAACCCGCAGACGCAGCCCTCGCCCGCGCCCGTCGACGCCGGAAACGGCGGCGCGCACGCCGACCTCTGAGGAGTTTTTGAACCATGAGCGGCATCCAGCTCAACAACATCCCTGGCAGCGGCCTCGTCGCGCCGATCTTCGCCTTCGAGGTCAATTCCGGCGGGCAGTACACCAGCGTCGACCGCATGATCCTGGTCGGCCACAAGACGAGCGCGGGCGCGATCGCGCTCAACACGCTGACGCCGGTCGGGTCGCAGCAGGACGCGGATTATTACGCCGGGCCGAATTCGATGCTGCGCGAGATGGCGCGGCTCGCCTTCGCCAATGCGCCGGCGACGCCGGTCTGGCTGCTCGCGGTCGACGACACGGGACTGACGGCGCGCGTCGACACCATCACCATCGGCTCGTCGGCGCTCGTGCCCGGCCAGGGCATTCTGGAGATCAACGGCGAGCGCATCAGCATCGGCATTTCCGCGACCGACACGACGACGACCATCGCCGCCGCCGTCGCCGCCGCGATGAACAGCTATTACAACGCGACCTCGGGCGCGCAACTGCCGATGACCGCGACGTCCTCGGGCGCCGTCGTCACCTGGACCGCCGCGCACAAGGGCCTGCTCTACAACGAAATCGACATTTACGTGCCGACCGACGTCTCGAACGTCTTCGCCATCTCCGGCGCGGTGACGGGCGCGAACGTCACCGCCGGATCGGGCGCGCCGACCGCGATCAACACGGCGCTGGCGACGCTCGGCGACAGCCCCGCCGACGTCATCGTCTGCCCGTGGAGCGACGCCACCTCGACCGGCTATTACACGAGCCTGACCAACGACGTCTCCGGCCGCTGGGCCTGGAACCGCCAGTCCTACGGCCATGTGTTCGCCGCCTCGCGCGGCAATTTCTCGGCGCTGACGACGCTCGGCCTCACGCTCAACGACCGGCACCTCACGGTGCTCGGCTGTTTCGCGCCGGGCGCGCGCGGCACGCCGCACATGTCCTGGCAATGGATCACCGCCGCCGCCGCGCGGCTCTATCCGTGGCTGACCGACGTGACGACGGGCAATATCGCGCGCGCGCATGACGGGCTGTCGCTGATCGGCATCAAGCCGCCGCGCGACTGTTCGCTCTGGCCGAACTACAACAGCCTCAACGCGCTCAACAATTCCGGCATTTCCACCTGGAAGGTCGCGGCCGACGGTTCGGTCTGCCTGTCGAAGGTCATCACCACCTATCGCACCGGCGTCAGCGGCAACCCCGATGCGGTGTTCCGCGACGTGCAGACGCTGTTCCAGGCGTCCGAGGGCCTCAAATATATCCGCGCGGGCTGCGCGGCGCAGTTCGGGCAGAAGGCGCTCGCGAATTCGAACCCCGGCTCGCTCGGCGCGATCGTCACGCCGGTCGACATCAAGGCGGGGCTGGTCGCGATCTACAGCGAGCTTTGCAATTTCGGCGTCTATCAGGACGCCGACACCTTCGCCAAGCTGGTGCAGGTGGCGATCAACGCCAACAATCCCGACCGCGTCGACGTGTTCATGCCGATCGAGACGGTCAACCCGCTCGACATCCTCGCGGTCAACGCGACGTTCTACAAACAATATCCGAACGCCAACCTCAACGCGGCTTGAGCCGGAATAAGGAGACAGGATAATGGCCAATTTTGGCGGCGTCATCCGCTTCACCTACGACGGCAACCCGATCACCATCCGCGCCAAGGTTGACATCGAGCCCGGCGATTTCTCCTTTGCCGTCGAGCACAACCAGAACGGTTCATACGACCGTTACGCACAGCCGATGGGACCGATGGCGGAGTTGGAGTTCGTCGATTCCGCCGACGGCGTCTCCCCGCAGTCGCTCGACTGGAACAAGA